CTGCGATACTTTATCTATTATATGGTTATATTCACCTGAGGCGAACTTGGCTTTACGGGTACTTATAATAGCATTTACACGTTTTTCAGATTTGGGGTTACCAAAATGACCAGCTACACGCGATTGATGTCCACTTATCCACTTGCAATAATCCTTTTTATTAGGTTCATAACGAGTTTGTTGCCCACACCCACATTGGCATGTTGGATGAACACCATTATATTTGTCTTGTATTATTTTGTCTTTGTTAAGCATAAAGAAACCCTCTTGTATACCGATAAATATACGAGAGGGTTAAAATATTTGCCTTGGACGACTTTATTTTTAATTGAGCGTAAAGCGCATCAAAAATTGAGTACGCAATAATCCATAGCGATTGAAACACTCAAGTTGATTGCTGCATCGTTAGCCCAATCGTATTCACCGAATGTAGCTGTCTTTACATAAGCACCTTTAATGATCCACTCACCTACGATATCGCCTACTGGGCCTAAAATATCTAAAGTTAAGTCTTTCTTGTAGAAATCAGAATATCCATCACGACCAGTTACTGATTCGTGTGCTAAACGAGCCCATTCCATTACTGATTGTGCACCAGATGGAGTTACAGGATCGTATAATCCTAAAGTCATGTCATTCCAACGAACTTTACCTTTTACTTTACGGTAAACGTTGATATGATCTAAAATGATTTCTCCTGCTTCAAATCCAGGTGCTGATGCACTCTTGATTAAATATGCTGGGATACCATCAATATACATAATGAAACGATTCTGAACTTTTGGTTCAAAAGCGGTAAACATTATTTCGTTAGCGTCTAATACTGCCATTTTATGTTAAATTTAATTGCTATTAATAAATATTAGGAACCACATCCCCTTATGCAGGGAATGTAGCGCCGGTTGGTAATACGTTAAAGTTTAAGATAATAAATTCAGCAGTCTTAGTTGGTTGGATATAGATCTGACCTACTAATTGGTTTCTATCGATTACATCTGGAGTATTGTTTGTATCATCCATTACTACTTTGTAAGCAAATAAACCTTGACGTTGTACTACTGATTCTAAGTAAGGATTTACTTGAGCTAAGAATCTATTTCTTGTTGCATTTGTATTTTGTTCGAATACTAAGTTGTTACCTACTTGACCAATGAATCCTTTCAATGCGATCAATAAACGACGAACGTTTACTCTATCTAATGAAGTTTGTCTACGTTGTAATGTCTTTTGACCAAATACTACAACACCTTCTCCAGGGAATGTAGCTAATGGGTTAACATTTGCATCGTATAATGTATCACGATCTGATTGAGATAATTTTCTTTCAGCTCTTAATACTGAAGGAACACCACCACGGTTTAAACCTGCTGGAGCGAACCATTCAGCACCTACTTGGTCGTTAAATGCTAACACACCACCCATTACTGTTGTAGCTGGAGCCCATACATTCTTACCTAAGTTTGAGTTAAATAATTGAATCCAAGGGTAGTAACAAGCTGAGTAGTTGCTAGATTGACCAGCAGCGTTAGCTGTAGCAGCTGTGATTGAAGTACCATAAACACCAGTGTTTATTGGAGCAAAAGCATCGCCTCTACCTTCAGCAACTGAAATTACTGTTGAAGCAGCTGCGCTATCTAATCCTACAGCTGGAACTAATAATACGTTAAATTGATATTCGTCTTTGTTTGTTAATAAAGCTAATGCTGTATTATAATCTCCTACTGAAAAACCTTCCATATTAGCAGCTGTGATATTTTCATTCATCAATTGCTGTCTGTTTGTTGCAGCATATCCACCTGCAAATGAACCACCGTAAGAACCACTACCTAATGTTGGTAAAGAACCACTGTACTGAGCAGCTTTGTAATTACCATTATTGTCGATAGAATCAACTTGTGGATTAATCACTGATGCGATACGAATATATTCAGAAGCGTTAGCAAATGAACCTCTATAATCAATATATGGATTACCATCGCTATCTACTGTGTAAACTGGTTTTACATCACCAATTACTCTAGAGATATAGTTAGGTAAAGCTGGGTCTAATGATAAATTAGGCCAAGTTTCAATATAGTTTGGATTTGTTGTATTATCATCACCTCTGCGAACTGCTAAAGTGAATACACCACTACCAGTGTTTACATTAGTTACTTCCC